CTGGCATAGACATAAACTCAGGTTCTATTGATGGCACGCCCATCGGCGCAAACTCAGCAAGCACTGGCGCGTTTACCACGGTGGTTGGCACGACGCTAAATCTAAGCACTGGCCTTGCGGCTAATCTTAGCACAAATGGCTTTGACCTTGTTACCACATCCAACGCAGACCTTGACCTAGCACCCAACGGCACGGGCAAGGTGGTTGTGCGAGGCAACACTAACTCAGGTAAGATTGTGCTCAACTGTGAGAACAACAGCCACGGCGTAACTCTTGCAAGCCCACCGCACAGCGCAAGCGCAACATATGAAGTGGCACTGCCAAACGCTCTAGGGTTAACAAATGCAAGCGCGGTAGTAACAGCAGATGCTAACGGTGTTGTAAGTTTTGACAACGGCACAACTGAGGAAAGCACAGTAGTAACCTCTAGCTCCAACGCAGCTACAATAAACCTAAGAGATGGCAACGTGTTTACGCACACCCTCTCTGAGAATGTAACCTACACGTTTAGCAACCCTGCCGCATCTGGCAGAGCTTCAGCGTTTATCTTGAAGGTTACGCAAGACAGTAGCGCAAGAACAATCACTTGGCCTAGCGTTGATTGGGCAGCAGCCACAGCGCCAACTTTGACTGCTACGTCAGGCGGCGTTGATGTATTTGCGTTTATTACGGTTGATGGGGGCAGTAATTATTATGGCTTCACTCTAGGTCAGGCGATGGGATAATACTATGACAGCTTCTAAAATAGTAGCGGCAGCGGCCTCTAGTGCAGGTGGTGCAACTCTTGATATAGATGACGTGTTTAGCACTTATTTATACACTGGTAATAGCTCTACGCAAACGATTACAAACAACATTGACCTAAGTGGTGAAGGTGGCTTGGTTTGGACTAAGACTAGAAGTGTAGCTGACAATCATAGGCTAACAGATACTGCACGAGGTGCAGGAAAAGGGTTAGACGCAAGTAATACTTATGCAGAATGGACAGCTAATCCGTCAGCAGGTATACCATCTGGTGTAAGTTCTTTTAACTCTAATGGTTTTGTTTCTGATCTTTCTCACTCGTTCTTTAATAATGAAGACGTGGTTTCTTGGACATTTCGCAAAGCCCCTAAATTTTTTCAGTGTATTACATACTCAGGAAATTCAACAGCAGGTAGAACTATAAGCCATAATCTAGGGTGTGCAGTAGGCCAAGTTTGGGTAAAAAGAACTAATACTTCTAACAACTGGATATGTTGGCACAGAGGTATTGCAAACAATAAATATTTACAGATAAATAACACTTCTCCAGCTTATTCTGACGGTGGCATTTTTTGGAATAACACTACCCCATCTTCAACAACAGTTACGCTTGGTTCTGATAGTGGCGTAAATGCTACTGGCTCTACATATGTAATGTATGTTTTTGCTCACAACAACAATGACGGTGGGTTCGGCCCTGATAGTGACCAAGATATTATTAAGTGTGGGAGTTATAATACTGATGGAAATGGAGATGCTACTGTTAATTTAGGTTTTGAACCTCAATTTGTGCTTGTAAAATGTTCAACTGCAACGTCAAACTGGTATTTACTGGATACTATGAGAGGTATGTATCACGATAATCCTGTAGAAAATGCTCGTCTTTATGCAGACACAAGTGGTGCTGAATCTTCAACAGGAGGTACGTCAGGTATTGTTCCTACTTCAACTGGTTTTTTTCACGATGGTTATATTGCTGCAAGTCAAACTTTTATCTTCATGGCACTACGCAGAGGCAGTCTAAATGTGCCAGATGATGCGACAAAGGTTTTTGCTATTGATGCTGCGCAAGCAAACGTGGTAGGTCAACCTGCTTTTGAATCTAATTTTGTTACAGATCACATGATTGCAAAAGTACCAGGTTCTAGTGGCGATTGGCTTTCTAACTCAAGACTAGTAGGCACAAAGTATATGTCAACAAACACAACTGCTGCTGAACTTAACAGCAACAGCATGCTTTGGGATTATAATAATGGTGTGTGGGAACGTGGATCAGGTGGAAGTTATACAGCATGGATGTGGAAGCGTGCACCAGGTTTTTTTGATGTGGTAACTTGGGAGGGGGCATCAGGAACTCTTAATTCAGTCAAGCATAATCTAGGGGTCAAACCAGATTTAGTTATTTTGAAGTATAGAGGAACTTCAGACTCTTGGTATGTATATAACAGTGCAACAACAGGTGGTCAGCTTATGACACTTAATACCAATGGTGGTATAATAAATAGTACTGATTATATGGCAAGTACAACGGACACCGATCTAAATGTCACAGGTCTTGTGTCAAACCCATATTCTAAACCAATAGCCCTATTGTTTGCTACTTGCCCAGGTGTCAGTAAAGTTGGTACATTTTCAACAAGCTCTTCAGATTTAATAGTTGATTGTGGCTTTTCAGCAGGAGCAAGGTTTGTGCTTTTAAAACGTACTACTAGTGGATCTGCTAATTGGGATAACTGGTTTATTTTTGATGTAGGTCGTGGAATTTCAACTGGCAGTGATCAATTTTTAGAGTTGAATACTACTGATGCAGCAGCAACAGATGGTAATAATATTGAACCTCACGCCAGTGGTTTTAAAGTAAAAAATGGTGGTGGTTTAAATTTTGCAGGAGGGGCTACCATTCTTTTTTACGCAATAGCATAACAATCAACTGACAAAAAGGAGTATCAACTAATGTCAGAATACAGAGAAAGAACAACAGGCGAAGTTAAATCGCAAGGCGAGTGGAGAGCAGCATTTCCTAATATGTCTTTGCCTAGGGTGTGGACAAGCAACGTCTGTGACGCAATGAACATTGACCCAGTACTGGCAAGCCCTGCCGCTACGACAACAGCATACCAAACATCTGCTCGTGATGGTGTTGAACAAAATGCAAACGGTGATTGGGTGGAGCGCTTTGTAGCTCGTGACATGTTCGCTGACACTACGGATGACGATGGCGTAACGACTACAAAAGCTCAACATGAGGCTGCGTATCAGTCAACTCTAGATGCTAACACTGCTGAAGGTCACAGAGCAACTAGAGACAGCAAGCTTGCAGAGACTGATTGGCATGGCATGTCAGACGTAACAATGTCTAGCGAAATGACAACGTATCGCCAAGCCTTGCGAGATATTACAGCGCATGACAACTGGCCTAACTTGGAAGATGCCGATTGGCCTACCGCGCCGTAATTATACAAGTACTAGATACTATGTTATTTTGTAGGTGTAGCAATGTTGTGAGGCGCGTATGGCACTTGTAGACCTTAAAATCCCACCCGGAGTATATCGAAACGGAACGGATTTGCAGGGCGAAGGGCGTTGGCGCGACGTTAACCTTGTCAGGTGGCATGACGGTTTGATGCGCCCCATTGGCGGTTGGCGTAAGAAATCTACCTCTGCTGCACCTAACAAACTTAGAGGTATGCTTGCTTGGACAGATAATAGTAGCAACCGATACATAGCGTCTGGCACTTACAACAAGCTTTTTGCTTACACCAACGCAGGCGTGAAGTATGACATTACGCCAGCTGGGTTAAGCGCGGGTCGAGAGGATGCAGCCGCCTTTACTGCATACGGTTCTGGCTTTTATGGCTCCCTGGCTTACGGCGTAGCAAGACAAGACACAACAAACATACAGCCTGCAACGGTGTGGAATTTACAGCCTTGGGGTCAAAATCTGTTAGCTCAAAATGCAGATGACGGTAAAATATATGAGTGGGCCTTGAACACTGGCACCCCCGCTGCGCTACTAAGCAATGCCCCAACTGGTAACGAAGCAATCCTTGTTACTGAGGAAAGATTTGTTTTTGCGTTGGGTGCAGGCGGCAATCCTAGAAAGGTGCAATGGTCAGATCGGGAAGATAACAACACATGGACGCCTGCCACGACAAATGAGGCCGGTGATTTAGAGCTTGCGACTACTGGCACGATTATGGCGGGTGTAAACGTGCGTGGTGGTTCTTTAATCTTAACAAGCAGAGATGCGCATTTCGCAACATACCAAGGCCCACCGTATGTTTATGGGATAGAGCGCGTTGGTACTGCTTGCGGTTTGGCGGCTGCATTAGCTTGCGTGGTTGTCGATCAAGGCGCGGTGTGGATGGGGGTAAACTCATTTTTTGCGTATAATGGTAGCTCAGTTGCAGAACTAAATAGCGAAGTTTCTGATTACGTATTTAACGACATAAACAAAGCGCAAATAAGCAAGGTGTTTGGCGTATCTAATAGCTTGTATAACGAGATTTGGTGGTACTACCCATCTAGCGGCTCTACAGAAAATGACCGATACGTTGTTTATAACTACTCAGAAAACACTTGGTATATCGGAGAGCTTGACCGTACAGCAGGCGCAGATCGAGGCGCGTTTAGACAGCCCATGCTTGCTGATGCTAGTGATATGTACATTTACGAACATGAAGTTGGCTTTGATTACGGCACGCTTACGCCTTTTGCTGAAACTGGACCGTTTAGGATTGGCACTGGCGATAATGTCATTAGCGTTACTGAGTTGATCCCAGATGAGAAAAACCAAGGCGACGTCAACGCGATATTTAAGTCAAGGTTTTACCCCAACGGCACTGAGCGCAGCTACGGCCCCTTCTCCCTTACTAACCCCACGAGCGTCAGGTTTACTGGTAGACAGTTGCGTTTAAGGGTTGAGGGGCAAAAGTTAACCGATTGGCGTGTGGGAATAAACAGAGTTGACGCGGTAGCCGGAGGGCGCAGATGAGCCAGTACGCAGCGCCAGAGCCGTATGGTGGAGATTGGAAGGATTGGGCCAGACGTTTAAACGTGTTTTTAAATCGTACTCAGTCTGCTCTTGTTCAGCAAACAGGCGGTGAAAGCGCAAAAGAAAACGGTTATCTGATGTTTGACCGTTCTACCGTTAAGCCAGTGATAAGCCAATCTGGTGCTTTTAAGGAAGTTGTCGTGAAGCAATCGGTGCCTGCGTCTAGCGTTGGCGCGTCTGGCGATACGGCGGGTTTAGTCAGTTGGGATGCAAATTACATTTACGTTTGTACGGCGTCACATGATGGAAGTGCAAATATCTGGAAGCGCGTAGCTTTGTCTGGCGGTGCCTTTTGATGCACCCGGAGTTCGAGCGTTGCAAGCCACACATAGAAGCAGCCTTACAATATAGCGGCGGCACCCACGACATTATTGATATTTACGAGGGCTTGCATAACGGCACCATGCAACTATGGCCTGCCGAGAAAAGCTGTTTGGTCACTGAGATCATAAAATATCCAAAGAAAAAGGTGCTCAATGTTTTTCTAGGTGGTGGAGATCTCACGGAAATTTTGACCATGCACGAGGATGTAATAAGTTGGGCAAAACAGCAGGGCTGCACGGCGTTAAATATGACCGGGCGTTTTGGTTGGAAAAAACCACTAGCAAAACACGGATGGGAGCCAATGCACACATCCTACGTCAAGGAGATTTAAATGAGCAAGGGCGGCAGCACGACACAGGTTGAAATACCTCAATACATTGAGGATGCGGCAAAAGCAAATTTAGCGCGAGCAGACATAATTTCTAAATTAGGTTACGTTCCGCAAAGCTTTGGCGCAACGACGGCTGCTTTCACGCCTATGCAGATGTCTGCGTTTGGCAACACGGCGCAAGCTGCTGATGCTTTTGGTTTAGGCACCCCGGCAGGCGCAGACATATACGGCGGCATGGGCGCTCCAACAGAATACGCGAACGGAATTAGAGCCTACAGCGCCGCGCCTTTGTTTAATCAGTCAATGGCAGATTTTGCGTATAACCGACCAGACCAATTCTCTGCAATCAATGATATGTTCATCGACCCTGGCAGTCCTCCATTTGCGCTACCCCCTGGC